AGCTGGCCTTGTCGCTGGCCTTGTCGCTGGCCTTGTCGCTGGCCTTGTCGCTGGCCTTGTCGCTGGCTTTGTCGCTGGCTTCGTGGTTGTTTGAATACTAAATTTGGTATTCCAAGCTCCCTGAGGAGCTCTAGCAACGACGACACTTGGTCCTCTGGCGTAAGACACTTCGACCTCTTCTTCTTCTTCATCGCTGTCGCATAATGCAGCAAAGGCGCTTTTAGAAGTGAACTTCTGAACAGGTACACTGACCTTGGATTGCATCTTGTCCGTGGCAAGCGCTTCATCAAGCTGCTTGGAAACAGCAGCTGTCATCCAGCTTCCTGATTCGAATTTCAGCCTGCGGTTGACAGATATATCCTTGGCACCACATTCCTTATCACGCTTGCGCTCCTCGAGGACAGGACAGTGGCTCTTGAAGTGACCGTGTTTGCGACAGTAGCGACATTCAGTTAAGAGGAGGGTTGGACAGACAACTTTGCCATTAGGACCTGGGCGATCTTTCAGAAAGTGACTCGTGTACTCCTGTTCAGTCTTGCCAGCATCGAAGCAGACTTTGCAGAAAGTCTTCTTCTGAGGGCGACGATTGCCCCCTTGCTGTTTGCGATTGGAACGACTAGTTGACACAGTGAATGTAAGAGAAGCCATGATAAGGTTAGACTAAGGCGTGTAAGCTTAAACGAGTTTGTAAATTTGATTGCGTTAGATTGGTGGGAATACCTATCACAATATGCAGAAAAAAGTTTTCAATTTTTTAATTAATTTGACGAACCTGATTTTTTAATAAATTGAAAATAATTATAATACTTATTTATTTGCAATATAATTATGAAGTGCAACTCAATTAATGTATCATTATGTATTTCGCTATTACTGTTATTGGGATCGGTTATTTTGGGAATTTTGTATTTGGCTTATATAGATATGGGTGTTGCAGATAACAAATTTGGAGAAATATCTGTGTATTTATTTGCTATCTCATTTTTGGCTTGTATACTCCGAACCAGTATTAAAGATGAAGAAAAAAAACCCGGTTCACCAAAGGTAACCCCTATGTAATATTAACATTTTCCACACAAACCAATGACACCGCATCCATTTCTGAGTTATAAAAAAGATTTCATAAATAGTATTTCTCTTTCTTGATTATAAACTATATCTTTTGCCAGTCTGTAAAGTTTAGGATTTTGATTAAAATTATTTGTTTTTAATAATTTAGTTGTCGTGGTTAGTGCTGTGGAATGATGACCTATCATTCTTTTCAACCACTGTTTATCAGTAACGAATAGTTGCTCTCTTAATAATAATATTGATACACCGATTGATAAACTAATACCGATGATAAACGTGGAAATATCTAAATGACCCATGGATAGATAATGAACAATTTCGTGTGCCCATATCATATTTGAAGCCATTAATAACCCGCTATAAAATAGAGTGTCAATGATAAGTATAAATCATTAATTTTATATGCCAATATGTTCATAGGATTAAATAACATACCAACAATAACCATCACAACAAACATTATCGCTTTTCTTTTATATAGACTTTGTTTCATTTATATATATATAAATAAAACTAGACAGATATTTGTTACTATACAATTATGCAGCAAGGACACTGTTTCTTCGCCTTCATTTTTATTTTCCCATCTTTATCTTCATATAGTCAAACCGATGAGTAATTATGAGGCATTGTTACATACAATTTGCGCACTCTTTTATTTGCAACACGCTCAACATCCCCGATGTGTGGTGCGTATCCCGACTCAAAAAGCTCTAAAAAGGCAGATATATAAAGTTTTTCCAATCTTTCGGGCACTGTAAGAGTATACAATTCTTGTTTTCCCGATGCAAATCTTTCTACCAACACAAAAAAATTCGATTTTAATGTGACCTGAAATTTGGCTTTTTCTTTCTGCCATCTACTTTCATAGTGTTCTTGCAATTTCCCCCAACTTGGTATTGCTTTATCGACATTTGTTTCTGCGCCTTGTAGCAAACCAATCTTCTCCGTCACTTCTTCATTTGCGTATTCCATTTATACTCTATAGAAATGTTATATTTTTAAATTACTTCAACTTTAAGTAAACATAATAAATTGAATATAATTAAATACTTAATTAATTATAATAAATACTAAAATGTCAAAAGAAATTTACGATACCATTCATGATTTTATTCATGCAACTCCTCTAATGATGCAGATTATAGATACACCTGAATTTCAACGACTCCGAGAATTAAAACAGTTGGGTGCTACTTATTTTGTATTTCCCAGTGCAACACACAGTAGATTTGAACATTCATTGGGCGTTTCACATCTAGCAGGCAAATTAATGGAAACCCTACAAAAAAATCAAAAAAGACTTCAAATCTCCGAAAGAGATATAGAATTAACTCGTATAGCAGCCCTTGTTCATGATATAGGGCACGGACCGTTTTCACACCTTTATGATGACCATATCCGGTCGTGTGGTGAAGATGAACACGAAGTGAGAGGATGCAAGACTTTTAGAAAAATGGTTATCAAATATCAACTTCCTCTAGAGAAGGAAGAAGTTGATAAAATAATTCTAATGATTAACCCGGATGATACAGTGAAAAATATGTGGTCCTATCAAGTGGTGGCTAATAAAATGTGTCAAATTGATGTTGACAAATTGGATTATATTCGACGTGACTGTTATCATCTAGGAATTAAAATGAGTTGCGAATTATCGCGTTTAATTACTTCCGCTAGGGTGGTAACAACTTCTGAAGGCAACGAAGTTCTTGGATGGCCCAAAAAACTCGAATTTAATATATTTAACTTGTTTGCCGCAAGATATCGATTGCACAAACAAGTTTATAATCATCATACCATAAAAGCACATGAATTCATCATTGTACAAATTTTAAACAATATTAAAATTTCTCTAAAATCAAAGACTTGGAAATTGACAGATGCGTCCATAATGTGTGGTTTACATCATCAGTTTTCAGAACTTTATGAGAAATTACAGACTAGACAAATTGCTAAATTAGTCGGAGAAATTGTTGTCAAATTACCTCATCCATCCTATAGACCAGAAGACCCCAATCCACGGACCATACTTGACCATATAATCCAAGTCACAAAAATTGGATTTGCAGGTTGCAATGAAAATCCATTGAATCAAGTGTTTTATTATACAAAAGATGAACAAAATATAGGTATCAGAATATCACCTCAAAACAATAGCTTTTGTGTACCCGCGCGACATCAAGAACTGATTGTTAGAATGTATTCAAATACCGGCAGTGTGACAAAACAACATAAACAAAGCTGGACAGAAATTAAACAGAATTGGCTTGGTAAACGATTTAATTAAATTGTTTCTTAAAATACTTATAATGAACTTAAATATTCTTTATTAATTATAGGTAGATGGAAGAAGAAAAAAAAAATTCTGAACTGAAATTCGCACGAGTTGCATGGTTTAATAGAGATAATAAAGAACATAATTATGGGACATGGCAATCGATGGACATAAAAACTCCCGAAGAGTATAGTAAATTAAAGGGATGGATTGCAGAACAAAATAAAAAGTATCCAAGAACCAAATATTGGATAGATATTAAAGATACAGAAGAGTCATTATCTAAAAATTGCGAAGCTTATGAACTAGTGCCAATTGTAAAATCTGATTCTGAACATACTGAGTGGTTAGCAATTTAGAAGTCGAATCTATCTTCATATAATAAACCTTGTATCATAAGTATAAGTAAAAACCCATTTGTAATTAATAAAAAAGGATTTTTATTTGTTATTTGAAATGGTACTAAAAATATTAATAACATAGAACAAATAAACCAATGATGCATATGAATATCATTTATATACATGCTTCCGCGTCTAATGTATGGATACCAATTGAAAGCCAATGTAGGCGGTGTCCCAGTTTGATTTCTGAAATTTACATTTATAAATATAATAGCTATCAATGCACCTATAATATTCCAGTTATTTAAAGACCTCATTGATTATATATCCGCGATAAAATTAATATCTATATTTTTGATAAATATAGTGTGAATATATATATATGGTGGATTATCAAAAACTTTTAAAAAAAACTTATAAAGAAACAAAAAAAATTAAAGGTGGTCGTAAAGCTCATTATATTCCCGAATTGGCAAAAGTAAATTCAAATTTATTTGGCATTTCTATTTGCGATTTAAAGGGTAATTTATTCAGCATTGGGGATCATAATAAACCAATAGCTATTGAATCTATTAGTAAACTTTTATCTTTGGCGTTTGCCATTAAAAAACATGGGATAAAAACTGTTCATGATAAAATTGGTATGCACGGTTCGTTTTTGCCATTTAACTCCATTCTTGCTGCTAAATTATCTCCAACTCATACTATAAATCCATTTTTAAACCAAGGAGCGATGGCCACAACATCGTTATTATACCAAAAAAATTTACGCAAATACAAAGATAGTTTGGTTAAAAATATGAGTAATTATGCATCAAAATCTCTGCAAGTTAGTCGGAATATTTATGCTAGCGAATCAAAAACCAATGATGTCAATATGAGTTTGGCTTATTTATTAAAATCTGAGGATCGTTTTTATGCCCCAGTAGAACCCAGTGTAGATGCTTATACTTATCAGTGTTCTGTCGTGGTTACATCTGATAATTTAGCACGTATGGCATCGGTGTTTGCCAACGGTGGTATTAATCCCACAAATCATAAGACGTTGTTAAGTAAAAATCAAACAGCTTATATATTAAACAATCTACTTCCCGAGGGTTTATATGAATATTCGGATGATTGGATAGCTCGTACAGGGGGACGAGCTTATGCTAAGAGTGGGGTTGGTGGAGGAATTCTTATTGTTATACCAGGTATTTGTGGCATAGGTATAATATCCCCGCCACTTGATAAACATGGTAATTCTGTAAAAGGTATTGCAGCAGGGGTTAAGTTGGCTCGTGTTTTAGCAAGACGGGTTTTTTCAGAATGTGGTAAAACAAAGAAAAAAGGAAACAATACAAAGAAAAAATCAACTAGAAAACGCAGAAAATAAACTTGTGGTATAATATAATGTCTCAAGGAAAAACAAACAATCAATCCATTATTGGAAAGTTTATACACAGCACACCTGGACAATTTATTATTGGAGGTCTCACTGTTGCCGGAATAGCTTATTTTGGCAATCATGCAACGAATCCTGCTATTGCCGGTCTAATTGGAGCTCTCCCAGTTGGGATGCCCAGTTCTATTTTTGTTGCTGATGCTAAAGTAGAATCATATGCTTATAATCTAATGTTGATGTCTATACCCTTGTTATTAGCTACAATATTAAATTGGTATTTAATTGCTAAAATGAAATTCACTAAATATAAGTCTGTTGGTGTCTCCATGCTATTATTTATAATAGTGGGTGCAGCCATTACTTTCACAACTGAGAAATAATTTTTTAATAAGAATTAAAATATTATTCATTTTCTTTTTTTTCTTCGAGTTTTTTTACTCTTTTTACTCTTTTTACTCTTTTTACTCTTTTTACTACGCGTTTTTTTTCCCGTTAAATAATTCTGTTTCGTAGAATGTTGACAGATTCCAATTGCTTTTCCATATCCATATCTATTTCTTAATTTGGTTACACAACGACCAACTCTAGTATTCAAAGGCATATATATATAGTGAAATATTAATAATACATCTCTTCTTCAAAATCATCACAAGTGGTTGATGTATTATGAATAGCCATATAACAACTCGCACAACACTGTCCAATTGATTTTATATAACATTTATGCGAGTATTCATATTGAAGTTTTGGTAGTTGTTTACACATTACACAATGTGTCGAGCATGGAATTTTACTTAATTTAATTTGAGTACCCTCAATAGTTCTGTTTTTTAATAAATTAAATTTGTGTTTGGAGAGATTCCACATAAATAATTGCTTCCCACAAGGAATACAAGTATGTATATCCTGCTTGGAAAAATAAAGAATATATTTATTTTCTTCCTGGACATGACGCTTTAGGTATTTAGAGTCTATTATAGTATCTATATTTGACAAATTTTTTGCACATATAAAACAGCTATGGTTCATTAACATAAACGAACAAATAAGATTTAATTCATTTTAAAAAATTGAATTAAATTAAAATTACTTACATTAAGTTATTTACAATGGAAACATTCAATCCTCATAATATCACAGCTATTCGTGAAAAAGGTGATGGTATAACTATTATCTTTACTATTCTGTTTATATTTATGACTTATCTTATGAGCTTGTTTGGCGAGGCACAGCACAACTAACAAAATGGTTGTTATAATTACGCATAGGATAAAGATGATGGTCATCTGGAAGGATACAATGTGCTATGATGGTTAATTTACCATCTCTATGCAACGCATCAAATCTACGTGGTTTAAACGCTTGGATATGATACAGAAATTTTGCAAATCTATGTGGTTTTAATCTAGAACTGTATATAATTTTAGGTCCTGACGGCGGCGGTCTAATTCTAGGTACTTGCCGCATTGTATTATTAAAATTAATTATACCTTTTTCATTTTTCATATGTTTAGATTGTGTTTTGATATTATGAACCAAATATGTCTTTAGTTCTCTCCAAATATCTAATGGTATCTTGCGTTCTAGTACGAATCGTTCCATTGTAAATTAATTATGATATTTTTAATTAATTTATAATCAACTTATAAAGAATGAATATCTTAGATACTATTAGTGATAACATCTTTGCACAAGGCACTAGCACCGGATTTCATATTAGTGTTGCTATATTTATACTACTAACAATACGAGCTATGGTATCGCTTAATAAAACTAGTGAACTATATAAGTTTTTTACACATCCTAAAACGATTGGTCAATTATGCGTGATTCTTGTGTGGTGTTATTTAATATACAGATTTGTTAAAACCCACCCTAAAGATAAAAAACATTCTGCAAAACTTCAAGAAGCAACAAAAAAAGCTATATTGGCATTATTAATTGCCTTTTTTGCGAGAGTTGATTTGGTAATAGCCCCTTTTTGGCTAGTATGGTTACTTGCTTATTATTTAGAAGATTGGGTCTAACAACACCAATCTAATAATTTTTCACCCCAGCTTCTATTAATTTTATATAAGTTATTTTCTACTTGACAGTATAGACATTTGTTAGACGCATTACCCGATTTCTTTTTCCATGCTGTAAAGCATTTTGTATGAACATAATTTCCACATAGATAACACATAGTTAATTTGTCTGTTTGGCATTGCATTGTATCAAAACAAATTGTACATTCTGTCATATACTTATATTAATATATATATAATATTTAATATTTATTCAAAGCAGCTTAAACACACAGCAACATGCTATAGAGTGGCGATACGGGTAAAAGATTGAACTCGTAGATGCGTAATTCTAGAAAGAACAATGGATTCAAACAGCCATTCTCAAGAATTTAATCTTTATGAATCCAGTAATACATAGCATGATCCCCTAGTCTGGTCGATGGGGCCGGCCTTAAGAGCCGGTGAGCGAACGCTCCACCTGGGTTCAAATCCCAGTCATGCTATCGGGGAGCACGGTAACAATCCTGGCCAGACGGTGGCACCGCTTTGACGGACTTGGTTTCGATACCAGCAGGATTACGGGGAGCACGGTAGGGGAGCACGGTTAGGGGAGCACGGTTAGGGGAGCACGGTTGGGGAGCACGGTTGGGGAGCACGGTTATGGCGTTGTCGTCTAACGGTTAGGACACAGGCCTTTGAAGCCTGTGATTCGGGTTCAAATCCCGACAATGCCTAAAAAATTTTTGCAATTCCAATTAGTCTAGAAGGTCATGACACCAGATTTTC